TTGGGTTACCCCAGTAAGTCATTGAATTTACTGGGGTTTTTGTAGCCGAAAATAACTCTTGACAAACGCTGCTTGTTATGGTAACATAGCTGTATAATCAGAGAGTAGGAGATATGCTATGAATAGAATTGGTCAGGACGTTATAGGTTTCTGGGGTGCGATGCATCCCTATGATGATGGTATCATCGTGGGTCAGGATGAGAAGTTCTTACACATACAGTGGTGCGAATCAGATGCAGTGCAGTTAGTTCCTCATGCAGATATGATGGGAGAATGGTTCTTAGATGTGTCTGTTGCACCACGAATCGGTATATGGTTTGCCAATATGGATGATGTTTATATCAATGCTGGTGAGGATATTCCTTACGATGCCGCTGTAACCCTTGCTGTATAAGGGTTTGAGCAGGGCTGAATTAATTGAAAAATAATTCAAAAAAGACTTGACAAACCTCTTGACATAGGGTATAATCTGCTATGTAGAGTGAGAAAAGAGATTAATTAAATAACTATTGAGAGGATATATTATGGAAAACATTTGGTATGATTCAGAAGCTTACAGAGGTGTAGGTAAAGGTGAGAATGATTCAGACACAGGATACAATGCTGTTGCAGGCCCAGAGAACAAGAGAGACTGTCCTTGTGATACTTGTCCTATGAATGCTATGTGTATGAGTAATGCTACAGAGTGTAGTGCAATGAGGAACTGGTGTTCATACGGTGACTTCAAAGATAAAGATATACAGAGACTTGTGAGAGGAATTGCTTAATGCCAAAACAGTTATCATTAGAAGATGCTATGTTAGAGTTTGATGAGATAAGAATACAGAACCTTAACGCTAGGTTTGACTATCTTACAAAGGGTATGGATGATTGGAAGATGCCTATTACAGCAACTATCCCAGTGGCACATCTGAACGAGTATAGAGATGCGTGTGCTTACTTTACTGGTACGGAACTGTATCAGACATACTGTAACGGAGATGGCACTATGAATGTGGCAGCAAAAGGATATTATATGATGGGTGAATAAAACACTTGACAAACAGGCAACTCTGTGGTATAATGGCAACATATACTCAGAGATACTTGGAGCGTTGCTCTGAGGCGTACGCCCCTAAACCTGAGCGGCGAATGGCAATCTATAAATGCAATAAAGATACAGAAAGATATTCCGATGAAAGAAAAAGAAATTGATTATGACCTCTGGAGCAATGTCTCCTCACCAGTATATGAAAAAGGTTATCCGTCCTATGAGGCAGTTAACAAAGGCGCTCCTGTAACCCTTACACAGCAACGATTACAGCAGGCCACCCCCCCTAAAACTGACAGAAATCTATTGACACTTCCCTAGTAATCTGTTATACTTACTCTAATATAATCAAAGAAGGATTTCCCAATGGACAAAGACGAATCACTATTACTAGACTATACTCGCTTCGTAGATGAAGTAACATCAGATGCATCCAAAGACTCAGAGGAGTTCACAGATGCACTTGACATTATTGATGAGGCAGGTGTTCCTCCTGAGCGATTGATTACCGCTGCGTTGGGTATCTGTGCAGAAGGTGGAGAGTTTACTGAGGTGGTAAAGAAGTGTATCTTCCAAGGTAAACCTATGGATGAACATACAATATATCATATGAAACGTGAGTTGGGTGATATCATGTGGTACATATCTCAAGCGTGTATCGCACTAGATACTAGTATAGAAGATATCATCTACATGAATATTGAGAAGTTGGAAGCGAGATACCCTGATGGGTTTGAATCGTTTCGTTCTAATAACAGAAGTGAAGGAGACTTATAATGGATTTTCTAAAAGACATTGCAAAGACAGCAGGGAATGAATATGCATCCCTTGTTGCAGATGGTGTGGAAGCAGGTGATGTGGACGCATTCATTGATACTGGTAGTTACATTTTCAATGCACTACTCAGTGGTAGTATCTATGGTGGACTCGCAGCAAATAAGATTACAGCAGTAGCAGGTGAAAGTGCGACTGGTAAGACATTCTTTGTTATGGGTATGGTAAAGAGTTTTCTGGATAGTAATCCAGATGCTGGTGTGTTATACTTTGAAAGTGAATCTGCGATTACAAAGCAGATGGTTATCGATAGAGGTATTGACCCATCACGGATGGTTATCTTGCCAGTCACAACAGTGCAAGAGTTTCGTACTCAATCACTGAAGGTACTTGATAGTTATCTTACGCAGAATGAAGCAGACCGTAAACCTATTATGATTTGTCTCGACTCTCTTGGTATGTTGTCTACTACCAAAGAAGTAGAGGATACCGCTGATGGTAAAGAGACAAGAGATATGACAAGGGCGCAAGTACTCAAAGCGGCGTTCAGAGTTCTTACTCTGAAACTTGGTAAGGCGAAAGTTCCGATGGTGGTAACGAACCATACCTATGATGTCGTTGGAAGTATGTTCCCTACCAAAGAGATGGGTGGCGGTAGCGGTCTTAAATACGCAGCCTCCAGCATCGTTTATCTCTCTAAGAAGAAAGAGAAAGATGGTACGGAAGTAGTCGGTAATATTGTTCACTGTAAGAATGCTAAGAGTAGATTGACTATAGAAAATAAGATGGTTGATGTTCGTCTAATGTATGAACGTGGACTTGATAGATACTATGGTCTATTGGAACTCGCCCTCAAGTATGATATCTTTAAGAGTGTGTCTACTCGTATTGAACTACCTGATGGTACAAAGACTTTCGGTAAGACAATCAATAACAATCCAGAGAAGTTCTTTACTCCAGAGATTATGGAACAGTTGGATGAAGTCGCAAGTAAAGAGTTCAAGTATGGTCAACGCCCAGTAGAGGAAGTACAAGATGTTGAAAGTGAAGAGTCAACCGAATCTGTGTAAGAAGCAAGAAGCCCTCATCATACTCATGGAAGAGTGTGGTGAGGTCATTCAAGAAGCATCTAAGATACTACGGTTCGGTAATGATACTGATAGATTAACAAAAGAACTTGGTGACCTACAGTGTATGATTAATCAAACAGCGAATCACCTAGAGATTGATTCGATACAAATCGGTATTCATGCAAATGAGAAGCGAGATAAACTAAAAAAATATTCTAACCTGTTGTAATTACAGCATTTTTTATTTCACTTTTCTCTTGACTTGTTATGATAACTATGGTATATTATAAAGACAATAGAGAAAGAGGTTCGTTATGAATACAAAGTTTGAGAAAGAAATGTTTACTTGGGATGGTATGTATCTCATGTATAAAGGTGACTTCGCTGGTGCAGTAAAGATGATGGATGTATGTCCTGATGCTCATCCTAGTTGGAAAGGTTTGAACAAACCACAATTCGTTGCAAGGTTCAAATATAAAAAACCTTACAAGACTTGGATTAACTTCCTTGTAAAGAATGTCACTGTTGAAGATTACATGGACATTGCTTGGAAGACTAGTCCAGTGGATGCAATGAAACACTTTGGTTATGAAGGGAAATAAAATGATTGAACAGTATGAAAATGAAATAAAGAAGTTGGAGAAGTTACTCACTAAGTTTGGTGGTAACACTTCTGCTGTAAAGATGAAGAAGTATGCAATCGAAAAGAAGATTGTAACATACAAAGATATCGTAAAAGAAATGAACTTAATTCTAGAGGTGATTGCATAATGGAATATCTTACACAAATACAAAATGAATATGTTTACTTCACTGATATGTTGAAGTCAATTGAGAAGATTAAAAAGAAAACTCCAGGCAATGGTTTTGCAAAAATGAAATGCAAAGAACGAATTGCAGAACTTGAAAAAATCTTTGACGAGATTGATTACGCCGCTCAGATAACTTACGACTAAAAGGAACTACTATGGATTATACATACATCAAAACAAAAGTCAAGTCAATCACAATGGATGAGTTGACTGAATTGCAGAATTCATATATGGATGCTCAAAAGAAAAACCAGACTTGGATTATGCAGGCAATGGAAAAAGTCTTTGAAGACATAGACTTAGGTAAGATTAGAATAAAGGGGTTATAATGTTTAATAAGATTAAAGAAGTCCCACCATCCGATTACATGAAGTTTAAGGATGGTAGGGTTGCGTACACTGGCGTAGGTCAGTTCACTAATGGGTACGGTCTATCAGTTGTAAAACACGCTGGTTCATATGGTGGAGAACAAGGTTTGTTTGAAATCATGCTAATGAAGAATGACAATCCAATATCATTACCGCCTATCACGGAAGAAGGTGATACAATAAAAGGTTTCTTGACAAAGGAACAAGTTGATGATATAATAGAAGATGTAAGAAACCTGCCCGGCACAGTTTAGAATAACTCAACCTCTACCTCTCGCTCCTTTACGGTATAAATACTGTAAAGGAGTTTTTCGTTTATGGCAGATATGTTATCTTATTTTATTGGTAGAGATGGATTTAGTTGGTTCTTAGGAGTCTGTGAAGACAGAGATGACCCTAAGGCAGTTGGACGAATTCGTGTGCGTTGCTTTGGGTATCATACTGAAGACCTGACAAAACTTCCTACGCAAGACTTACCATGGGCACACGTTATGCTTCCGACAACATCTGGGCCAGGTGGTTTCCACAATATTAAACCAAGTGATTGGGTCTTCGGATTCTTTCGTGACCCTGATACACTTCAACAACCTATCATCATGGGTGTACTGCCAGGCGTTCCTTCTTCTGCATCAGACCCAACAAAAGGTTTTAGTGACCCCAACTCCCCAGACGCATTAGATACACAAGATACAAAATATAAGAAAGACCCAGACTTTGGGCCTTACCCTTCTCGTTCTACCTTTGCAGATACATCTAGATTAGCATCAGGTTTACTAGAAGCGCATCCTGAGATTGCAGAACGTGACCTCGCATTTACTGAAGATGTTCTTATCGCAAACGATTTGCCTAATGACCCTAACAAGTGGAGTGAACCAAAAACAGTTGACCCATCCACAAGAGGATTACTTGCGACAGGTACAAACCCAGAGACAGGTGAAACTCGTGAAGTCAAACTTCGTAGAGGTACAGAGTATCCATACAATCATGTTCTTGAAACAGAGAGCGGACACATACAAGAGTTTGATGATACACCTTTCGCAGAACGTATCTATGAGAAACATCGTACAGGAACTTTCTATGAGATTGACGCTGACGGTAATAAGGTTACACGGATTGTAGGAAACAGTTATGAGATTGTCGCAGGCACAGAGTACGTCAATGTCAAAGGTGATGTAAACCTTACAGTAGATTCAAACTGTAACACATACATCAAAGGTAATTGGAACATACAGGTTGACGGCGACAAGACAGAAGTTGTTACAGGGAAAGTTTCAGAAACATATAAGGATACTAAAACCGAAAATGTCACAGGTGCAGTATCGGAAACATATCAAGCAAATCAAACAACAAACATAACAGGTACACTAGACTTGGATGCTTCTTCGGAAGTAGACATTGATGCTGGTGTCATCAACTTGAACTAGGAGAACAGATGCCACCAGTAACAAGAGTTGGTTTGGATAAACACGTTGGACACGCAAGTCCTACACCTAGTCCATTTCATCAAACTGCCTACGCAGTTGGTAGTCCTAATGTAAACACTAACGGTGCAAAGACTGTACGGATTGGTGATACTACATCATGTGGTGACCCAGCAACAGGTGGTAGTGGTACTGTGTTTGTAAATGGAATTCCAGTTCACCGTCAGGGTGATGGAACAGGTGGACACGGAAGTTGGGTGCCGAACGCATCCGCTTCTGGTTCAGGCAACGTATTCGCTGGAGGATAAAAAAATGTATGAGTATAGATGTAAGGTAGTAAAGATAATTGATGGAGACACGGTGGATGTTGATATCGACTTAGGCTTTGGTGTGTGGTTGAAGAAAGAACGTATTCGTATGTTTGGAATTGACACACCAGAGTCACGCACAAGAGACTTGGAAGAAAAGAAGTATGGTAATGCTGCAAAGGAATTCATCACAGGTATGTTAGATGATGATGGTGGTATTGTTCTTAAAACAAGAAAGGATAAAGAAGGTAAGTACGGACGTATCCTTGGAGAGTTGTGGAGAACAACTGACTTTGCAGATAAATCAATCAACGACTATATGATTGAGAAACATCATGCTGTTGCATATCACGGACAGT